AACCCTGATGGAACTGAGAAACTGGAGAGGAACTGATGGAATTGCGTGAGACGAAGCCGGTCCTCGCAAAGAGAGAATGCCATAGGCACGGACCTAGCAAGCGGCTGGAAGTGAAATGGAGCCCGAAAGCCGTTTCGCCCATAGCGAGGGGCCAGCATGTCAAACCTAAGGATGGGACTCGCTGGTCGTTCTCAAGGTTTGAGGCGTGGGTAGATCTCGTAGCGGCGGCCTATGCCAATCAAGCCAACGTGAACAATCTCGGCGTTGTGCACAGCGTGCAGCCTGGCGATGTTGTCGTGTCGCAAAGGTGGCTGGCGGAGCGTTGGAACTGGTCGATAAAGACTGTGCGGTACTGGTTGCGTCAATTGGAGCAGCACGAGCTAATTAGCATACAAGAGCAAGAAGGCCCTCACAGGGTGTGCACACTGCTGACGATCATCGGGTTCGCAGATAAACCTCTGCACTATTGGATGTTCCACGGGCTCGCAAAAACGGGGGCCGAAGCCCCCGCCTAGTTATGCCGCTTTGAGGCGGCGGTAGATTGTGGTTCGAGCGACTTCCTTAAAGGCAGCTTCGGCCTCGTCCAGACGGGGCTTTCTGCCCCAACGCTTCTCGAACTCTTGGGCCCAGATGATTACTTCAGCGCCCGCCTTCTTGGGCTCGATCATTTCTGTGGGCGGCAGGGGCTCAGTGTCGTTCGACGTTGCTTTCTTGAACTCTTCAATTTCTGCATCGCTGATCTTGCCAGGGGCAGTCTCAGTGATGGCCCGGTGACGGAAGGCGAAGCCCAGCGACACGATCGATCCCCACTCGAAGAACAGCGTCCACAAGAAAGGTTCGATCAGCAATAGCGCCGCCTTGGCTTTCGCTTCGTCGGCGCCGAACAGGGCTGCGATCTTCGCTCCCTGCGTGGCCTTGGCATGAACCGGCTTCGGCGCGCCGATCTTCTCCAAGTCCGCGGTGTGGCCCTTCACGGCGGCCTCATAGACCGCGATCGTGGCAGCGATGCCCTCGCACCGCTTGCCCTTGCCCGTCTTGCACTCGCGCGCAAGGTTGGCTTGGGCTTCCGTCAGCATCGCTTCGGCACGGGCCAGAGACGCCTTGACGGCAACCCGGCGCTCGGCGGCGCTGTCGGCTTGGCTCTCGGTCAGCATGGAGGATTCCGCCTGCCGGCCGATCGAGTTGAAGACCACGAGGCCGGTCCCGGCGAGAAACAGCACCAGGAAGCCAACCGTGGCAGCGATGCGCTTAGCGGCCGCCGCGTCGCGCATCAGGTGTCCGGCTGCAATCGTGCCGAACACCATGAGGACCGTGAGCTGGACGGAGGTCGTCCATTGCGCCGGGTCCGTGAGCTGGTCCCCGAGGATGATCCGGAGCCCGCCGTAGGTGAAAGCCGCGCCCGCGACGATTGCGAGCAAACGGCCGTTGGTGGTAATAGTCATGTGTCTTGTCCTTTCCATATAGCTGTGGGTTGGTGAGACGCAGAGGGCGGGCCGTGTCAGCGGTTTCCGCCCTCAACTGTTTAATCCTGCTGGCGCAGGGGATTGGGCTCCCCGAAGGAAGCCCGCACCGCTGGGTCAGTGGTTGTCTGCAAAGGGCGTGGCCATATGGGCTTGAATACCAGGGTCTTCTTCGCGACGGCTCCAGTGCGGATCACGCTTGCCGGCGGCATACTCAGCCGGGCTGATGCCGTACATGTATGCGTCGTAGGCGCTGTCGAGAGAGTAACCGTTCGTCTCTTCGTTGCCGTCGAGATCGCCCAGCCAACCCGGCATGGCCGACATCAACATCTCTGCTTGGCTGCACCAGTTGTTCCAGTCGCGATCAGAAGCCTCGCTCGCCTTTTCCATTTCCCATACTTCGAGGTGGTTGTTCATGGTGTCCTCCGTTGCTGATGATTGGAATATAGCATACTTTTGGGATGCGTAAATAGGTCAGACGGGTTATCCGATCACTTTTTCGTGATTTGATGGGATGCAGCGGGATGCGTATATGCATTTCATGGTCAAGCAACCCAAAAAGCGCGGTCGCCCCCCTAAAGGGGACAAGCCCATGACGCAGTTGGCAGTCCGGTTTCCGGACGAATTGCTGAGCGAGATCGATGGTATAGTGGAAGCGCGCTACGGCCAGGCGGACCGGACGTCGATCATCCGGGAGCTGGTTGCTCAGGCGCTGGCAGACAGGAAGGTGAGGCGGAAATGAGCGACCAAGACGTACGCAACTCCGATCCCATGACGTTTACTAGCACTCCGGGCCGCGTCGGTAAGGCGTTCAGATTGATCACGAAGGCTGGATTCGTCGTGTGGGCTGTTTTTTATGTTGTCGGCGTCATGATTGAGCTTTCGGTTCGGGAATGGTGGATACGGACAAGGTCGCATAACTAGGAGAGTCGGAGATGAACAGCGATACGAACCCGGAAATGGGCCCACCCCTATTAGGGATCGTAGGGGCTGGTGGCTTCGGGCGCGAGGTCGCCAGCTTTGCTACCATCGAGCGCCAATGTGCATTTGTACAAACCGACAGCGCGCCGCCTGCACCAACCCTCAATGGGCTGCCATGGCTAGACCTGGATGAGTTCGAAGCCCTTTCGGTCGAGAGAAGGTTCGTCGTCGCAATTGCCGACAGCAACGCCAGGCGTCTTGTGGCGAAGACACTTGAAGACCGCGGCATGACCCCTGGAATAGCCGTAGCAGAGAGTGCGCGGGTAGGTCACAACGTGTCTCTTAGTGCGGGAACGATCATCTGTCCGTTTGCTTCGATAACTACAGACGCCGTGATAGGCCTACACTTCCACGCCAACATCTACTCATATGTCGCCCACGACTGCGTGATTGGTGACTATGTGACGTTCGCGCCGATGGTCTGCTGCAACGGCAACGTCCATATCGGGGATCACGCCTACATCGGGACGGGCGCAAAGCTCATTCAAGGGAATCCCAGCAAGCCACTCAGGATAGGCAAGGGTGCGGTGGTCGGTATGGGCGCCGTAGTGCTCGATGACGTGCCTGACGGAGCGACTGTCGTCGGGTGCCCGGCCCGGATTGTCACACGTTAGAAATAGCTGCGCTCGGCGACAGCCTCTTGACTGCGCCCCCCGAACACGCGTAGGGCTGAATCTGGGTGGACCCTAGTGGGCCTCGAGTATGAGCCAGACGATACCCACCATCGGGCAAGGCGAATCGAAAACGCTGAGACCCTGACCGGGCGCAATGTGCCCGAAGCACCGCGACATTCCAGATACAATGACGCCCTCGCAACGCTTTACAGAAGCGCGAGGGCGATTTCCGTTGGGCCTCAACGCGACACGTCCCAACGTGAGAACCAATCTACGCGAACGAAGGTGAACTGCTCATGAACACCTCGCAGCTCAAATCGCAGATCGTGCCGCTCCTGCACCTCGTGGGTCTGGCCCTCGTGATCATCGCCGCTCTGAAGTTCGGCGGTGTCCGCATCGGCTTCGGCGGCGGAGTCCAGGAGACGGCGCTCGTAGGCATCGGCCTGCTGTTGGCGAAGTAAGTTTCACATGAAACTTGATTGCTAAAGTAGCGATGCATAGCAAACATGGCCGGTAAAGGATCTAAACCGGGAGAACGCCGGGGCGGGCGCCAAAAGGGCACCCCGAATAAGGCGACGGCGGAGATCAAAGAGATCGCCCGCAAACACGGGCCGGCCGCCATCGCAGAGTGCCTCAGGGTCATGAAGAACAGCGAAAGCGATCAAGCCCGCATCGCTGCTGCGAAAGAGATCATGGACCGCGCCTACGGCAAGCCGGCTCAAGCCATTGTCGGTGATGAGGACGAGGCCCCGGTAAAGACCGTCATGGAGATCGTATGGGGCGTCACGAGCGGATCGAGCGCCGACAAGTAGTCATCCCCTATGTTCCGCGTCCGCAGTTTCTCCCCTATCACAATCGGACGGAACGCTGGGCCTGGATCGCGGCTCATCGGCGCTTCGGGAAAACGGTTGGCTGCATCAACGATCTCATCCGCGGTGCGCTGACCTGCACCAAGCCAAATCCGCGGTTCGCCTACATCGCGCCGCTCTACACCCAGGCCAAGGATATCGCCTGGACCTACGTGAAGCACTTCACGGCCGATATTCCCGGAGTTCTGCATCATGAGAGCGAACTCCGGGCAGATCTGCCGAACGGCGGCCGCGTCAGGCTCTACGGTGCTGAGAACTACGACCGCATGCGCGGCGTGTACTTCGA